AAGCTAAGTAGTTCGGTTGAAAAACCGATCTAGCTGCGCAGTGTCGCCTCGGGATTTTCCCCTTAGCTTACTGGCGTGATGAGAGTAACCAGCTCCAAATCGACCTATTGGGTCGAGGCGCCAGTACCGGCCCTGTTGTTCTTATTAGAGCAGTCGGGTCGTTTTCGGTAGTGACAGTCCTTATTCTCTGTTCATTACCGTATAGGTAGTCGTTAACTTGTTCGGTCGACGCCTCCCTAAATCCTTGTATGCGGAAATGCATATCTTCCGCATCAAAGAGCCTCTCGTCGAATTTGAGACCGAAAAGTCCCTTCGCCGTGTAGGCTTTCCTCAGTTTCTGCCTCAATGAGACAGGGACTGATTTCTTTGGTATGAAAACGAGATCAAATACGTCCCGTTCTAAGACCATGATGAGTCGCCCGGAGTTGATACTATCTCCTCTAATGCGACCTTTCTCTAGACATTTCCTTGCGGGTTCCGCAAGTTCTCTAGGAACAAACCGTGGTATTGGAGTATCCATTTGCACGGATGTAAATGGCGGCGCGAGCGGCCGCTCATCTCTAAACCTCCGAGTTGACTCGGTGATTGTAGGGATAATACCGGTGTCCACGTACTCTTCATGTACATGGACAGGGTTGTCAGCGATGAGTTCTTTATATTTCCCACCGCCGATATATCTTCCCAAACTCCTTGAAGAGATATTGGTAAGATGAAGAAGCGCTTTTGTTAGGGGATCACCCATCATAACGCCTCTCTTTAGCATTACGTAACCATCAATGGTTCCTGGAATGCTTGTTCCGATTTCAGAGAAAATCCCTGATCGTCGGAAGTAGACGTACCGTTCAGAAAACGTTGCTTTCTTAACGATCCTCTGGAGGACATGCGGTATCCCACATTTGTCCATCCAGGTCTTTGCGAATATCCATGCAATCTCATGATGCATGAAATCCGTAGCATTCTCGAAGTCTGTACACTCCGCGAACGCGTCCTCGTAGGTTCTCGTATCGATACCTTCGAGGCTTCTCTGTACGGGAGATGATCCATCCCGTATTTGAGAAAAGACTACGTCCTGGTATTGGAAGCAGTCTTGAAACAGGTTCCATCCATGGGCGTCCATGGACATACCTGACTTGCTCGTAGGCACCTTTTTAAGTGGATAAGAGCAGATCTTGGATATCACATCAAGAACAATCTTAAGTGACACCATCCCTTTCGTGACGGTCCTTCCTTTTCCAGGTTCCTTCACGACGATAGCCCATACCTTGGATACCTCCTCGGGTGGGCTTGTCAGTACTTCCTCTAGACATCTCCAGAAGATATACTCACCAAT